CAAAACTACCAATAATATGTACAAAGCTACTGCTGCTGATTTTTCAGAACAAAACATACAAGACGAAGAAATTATTCTTGGCAAAAAAGAAATACCATGGAGATATACTTTTATTGATCCTTGTTATGTAGAAGTAGCTGCTGGGCCATTATCTTCTTTTGTTAATAAAAAACAATATAGTTTAATTGTACCACCACATCTTAGAAAGATCATTAATAGTCCAAAAACACCACAAGATTTAGAAATTGTTAATAAATTACCACCACAAATTATAGAAGCTGCTAAAACGAAAAAACCATATCCTCTTGATGCAGATAAGACTTGTGTGTTTCATTACAAAAAAGATGACTGGCAAATTTGGGCATATCCTATTATTTATGCTATTATGGACGATATTACAGTATTAGAGAAACTAAAACTAGCAGACATGGCGGCTTTAGATGGAGCTATTAGTAATATTCGTATATTTAAATTAGGTAATCTAGAACACAAAATTGCTCCAACAAAAGCAGCAGCAAGTAAATTAGCTTCCATACTACAAAATAATGTTGGCGGTGGAACAATGGATATTGTATGGGGACCAGACTTAGAATTGATAGAAAGTAAAACTAATGTTCATCAATTTTTAGGAGAGGCTAAATATACTCCTCACTTAAATAATGTTTATGCTGGTCTTGGTATTCCTCCAACATTAACAGGTACATATGGAGCAGCCGGTACAACAAATAATTTTATTAGTTTAAAAACCCTCACACAAAGATTACAATACGGACGAGATGTATTAGTAACCTTTTGGGATCAAGAAATAGAATTAGTACAAAAGGCTATGGGATTTAGATATCCAGCTAAAATAGAATTTGATAGAATGGATCTTAGTAACGAAGAAGCAGAAAAAGCACTATTAATTCAATTAGTCGATAGAAATATTATTAGTGATGAATTCTTACAGAAGAGATTTGGTGCTGATCCAGAAATGGAAAGAGTCAGACTTAATAGAGAATCAAGAGATAGAGACTCTAATCGAATGGTCAATAAGTTTGGTCCATACGCTAATATTGATAATGAAATGAAAAAGATAGCTTTACAACTAGGCATGGCAACCCCTAGCGAAGTAGGATTAGAATTAAATGATAATGATGGACAAAAAACATATTTACAAATGAAAAATGATTTAGATATTAAAAGAGCTAAACAGTCTCCACAAAAAATTAGTCCATTAGCAGAACCTCCAGGAAGACCAGGAGAAGGTCGTCCGGTTAATAAAAAAGATAGTACAAAAAGAAAAACAAAAGAATTTAGTCCACAAACTGGAGCATCATTAATTCTTAAGGCCAATCAACTTCAAGATAATATCAACGATATAATTAATCCTATTTTATTAGAATTTTATAATAAGAAAAATTTACGTAGTTTATCTCAAGAAGAATACAAAGAATTAGATAATATTAAAACAAAAATCTTATTTACTATTGATCCATTATCCAATAATCCTGAACAAGTTATTGCATCATCACTTAGTCAAATTGACAACAATCCTAAGATCTATAATAAATATTTAACCTTTATTAAAACATTACAATATAATTTAGGTAGAGATCTAACATCAGAAGAACTCAAACAATCGAAAGCATATTATTATGCTTCGGTGTATACACCCTAAGTTAAATTCTATAAAGAAAGGCTTTTATAATGAAAGTTTATGCCCAAGAGATAGAAGACGGCTTACAAGAACAAATCCAAACAACAGCCTCAATATCTTATGCATCATTAGCAGAACCATCTGCTGGCACAAATCATAATACAAAAACACTAAAGGCTTTAGCTTCTATAGATGATTCTGATCTATATTATGTTCAATCTATTTTAGTTAGTTCATCCTGGAATAAGAATGATGACATTTTTGATAAAGCAGAAGTTTGGGCAGCTAAAAATACTCCAGAAGACAAACCAACTAATTTAAATCATGATGAAAATATTATTATAGGCCATATTACTTCCAATTGGCCAATTACTGATGATGGTGTTTTAATAGATAAAGACACACCAGTAGAAAATCTTCCTAATAAATTTCATATTTTAACAGGTTCAGTAATTTATAAGGCTTATCAATCTTCTGATCTTAGAGAAAGAACAACAGCTTTAATTAATGAAATTGAAACTGGTAAAAAATATGTTAGTATGGAATGTTTTTTCCGTGATTTTGATTATGGTGTTACAGACAAAGCTTCTGGCGAGTATAAAGTTATTGCCAGATCAGATGAAACTGCTCATTTAACCAAACATCTTAGAGCATATGGTGGATTAGGAGAACACGAAAACTATAAAATTGGTCGTGTTTTACGACAAATTACATTCTCAGGTAAAGGCTTTGTTGATAAGCCAGCTAATCCAGATAGTATAATATTTAATACTAATTTAATAGAAGAAAAACAATCTTTACATAATGAAGCTAATGAATTAATAAAGAATACCGAAGAAAAAAATGAGCTTTTAGAAAATACTGGTGTAATTGCTAATGAACTCGTGAACGAAAACATGGAGACAATACAAATGAACGAAACTGATAATAAGTTAGCCGAACTCGAAACAGTTTTAGCATCAAAAGAGCAAGAACTTGCACAAGTCGCCGCTTCTGTTTCAGAGTGTGAGGCTTTAGCCGCTAAAAAAGACGAAGACATGAAGAAAAAAGAAGAAGAGATGGAAAAAATGAAAGCAGAATTACTAGCAAGTAATGAAGTTATTGCTGCTTATAAGATGAAAGAAGAAGAGATGATGAAAAAAGAGAAAAAGAATAAAAGAATGGCATCTCTATTAGAAGCTGGTGTTGAATCAGCCGAAGCTGAATCTCTTTTAGAAAAACTTGATACTGTTGATGATACTGCTTTTGAGGCTATGACATCTGTTTTAGCAGCTAAAAAGGCTAAGCCAGAAGTTAAAGAAGAAATGATGAAAAAAGAAAAAGCAGAAGAATTGGTTACAGAAGAAGTCTTGGAAACAGTAGAAGAAGAAGCTTCTGCGGTTGACCTCGCCATTGGGGGCTCAGAAGAGTCTCAAATAGATTCGACCCGAGCTGCTTTAATAGACTTTGTATATGCAAGATTAGGCAAATCACAACCAAATAAGGGAGAATAAATATGGCTCTTAAACCAGATCGCGTTGAACTTCTAACAGATATTTCCTTTTTCATGAATACAACTGCTACTCGTGGTGGTGTTGTATCAGCATCCAGTGCCGGTTCTGGCGTTTCTATGGACGACGCAAATGCTGTTGTAGCATATGCTGCTAATCCATCAGGCGCTAAACCAATTGGCGTTTTACTTAATGATGTTGTTGATCTTGATCTTACAAGACAGCATATCAACTGGCACAAAGACGAAGTACAAAAGGGTGGCAAGGTCACAGTACTACGTCAGGGTCAAGTAACAACCAACTTAGTAGCCGGTACACCAACCGCTGGTGCCGATGCTTATGTTGCTGCTAGTGGTAACATTAGTACAACTCAAGCCGCCGGTGCTGTTAAAATTGGTCAGTTCCTAAGTGCTGTTGATGCCGATGGCTACGCTAAAGTATCAGTAAACCTATAATTTTAGACAAGGGAGAAAAATAATATGTCAGCTACTAGTAAATTTCAGCCAACACCAGAACTAACTGATCTTTTAGTTCGCTCTGGTTCACACAATAAAGATCAAGCTGTTGCAGCAAATGCCGAATTTGCTAAAGCTCTTGAGCTTCCTCTTCGTCAGGGCATTCTTAATGGCGATATTCTTGATGGTATTTTCGAGCCAATTCAACTTGCTCAAAGTGCCACTCCAGAATTCCCACTAGACTTTCTTGCTCCTGGCACAGAGAAAGATTTCGTTGCTTACACAATCCCCAACCATGGCTATGTTCCAGAGCGTCATGTTGAGGGTGATTATGTTATGGTTCCAACCTATGACATCGGCGCTAGCATCGACTACTTACTAAAGTATGCTCGTGATGCTCGTTGGGATGTTGTTGGTCGTGCCATGGAGGTTCTAGAGGCTCAGTTTGTTAAGAAGATGAATGACGACGGTTGGCATACTCTTCTTGCTGCTGGTGTTGATCGTAATATCGTTGTATACGATAGCGATGCCAATGCTGGTCAGTTCACCAAGAGACTCGTCAGTCTAATGAAGACTGTTATGCGTCGAAATGGTGGTGGCAATAGTACTAGTGCTAATCGTGGTGTTCTAACTGATCTTTATGTTTCACCAGAAGCAATGGAAGACATTCGCAACTGGGGCATCGATCAGATTGATGAAGTCACTCGTCGTGAAATCTATACAGCTGCTGATGGCAGTATCAATAGAGTATTCGGCGTCAATCTTCATGATCTTGATGAACTAGGCGAAGGTCAAGAATATCAACTATTCTTCTCCAATGAACTCGGTGGTTCATTAGCAGCTAGTGATGTTGAGCTTGTTGTTGGCTTGGATCTTCGCAAGAGAGATTCTTTCATAATGCCAATTCGTGAACAAGTTCAAATCTTCGAAGACGATACACTACATCGTCAGAAGAGAGCTGGTTTCTATGGCTGGGCAGAGCAAGGCTTTGCTGTTCTCGATAACCGCAGAGTTATTCTTGGCAGTCTATAATCAGAATTATATGTTGTAATTAAGCAATCAAGGCTGGCTTTTGCCAGCCTTTTTTGTTATGGGTGTATAGTATTTTATTAGCCTATGGAGACAATTTATTATGGCTTGGGATATAGAAATACCATTAATTGTTAGGGTGTTAACAAATGACTTAGCATCGCCATACCAATATTCTGATGAAAGACTATCTCAGGTTGTAGCAGTAGCGGCTCAATTTGTAAAAGAAGAACTAGGAACAGTAGAAGGATTGTATACTATTAATGTTTCTACTCCTAATATATCTCCTGATCCAACAGATTCAAGTTCTAGAGACGACGTATTTATTAATTGTATAGCGCTTAAAAGTGCTTGTATTATAGACCAAAGTACCTTAAGAACTAAAGCAGCATCCGAGGGCATAAGAGCAGCATTAGGTCCAGCCTCGTTGAGCGTAACAGGGAATATGACAGGGTTTAAAATTTTGTTGGACGAAGGACCATGTGCTTTATATAGTCAGTTTATATCAAACTATGATATTGCTAATGCTACTAATATTGCTTCTATACTAAGTCCATTTATTGGTAATCGATTTGATCCTAGACTTACAAATGCTAATCTTGGTTCGTTCTATAGACATGGTGAATTTTATAACGAATTTTATAGCTAATATTTAAAGAGTGTATATCAATTTAGTCAACTTAAAATTTTATAATGGAGATATAGTATGTCTGATATAATTGTTGCAGTTAGTGGTAATGATATAAAAAATGGCAGTTGTATAGTTTTTACAAATAAACTTGGAGACTCTAAGTCTTTGGATACTTATGTCAATAATACTCCTGCTATTGGTGATATTGAAAATAAATATGATAATAGATTTGATGATCCAAGTTATTATTACGGAGCAGTATAAGGGTAAAATATGCCAAATATAAAAATTAGTGAACTAGATCCAGCATCAGCAGTTGGATCTAGCGTAGTTCCAGTATCTGATGCTTCTGGTACAATTACCAATAAGGTCACATTACAAGATATAGCAGATTTAAAAAATACATATGATTCTGCTGTTCCATGGACTGCAAATCATACATTAGCTGATGGCACAAGATATTTAGTAAATGATTTAGTCTATGAGAGTGGCTATCTTTATAAAGCTAATTTTGATAATGAGAGCATACCTGTTAGTAGTGAAACCTATTGGACTAATGTAGGGGTTGGTTATCGTTTAAATATTGATGGACGAGATATACCCAATATACCATATCCTGTAGATAGCGTTAATGGACAAACAGGCGATGTAGAATTGTCTACTACGGATCTTGATGATTTTAATACCGCTGTTAGTGGTCTATTACCAGTTAAAGATATTATTTCTGGTACTGGTATATCAGTATCATCTGCTAGTGGAGTATTTACTATTGCTACTAGTGGAGTAAGTTTAGATGGTCATACTCACATAGCTTCTGATATAACTGATTTTAATTCATCTGTTAGTGGATTACTTCCAGTTAAAGATATAATTGCCGGAACAGGTGTTGCTGTATCATCAGTTAGTGGAGTATATACTATAGATGCTATTGAAGTATCTAGATTAGCTACAACGGCATTTAATAAAACTGGTTCAGTTATACCAAAAATGTCTGTTGTTTATATTAATGGCGGTCAAGGAGATATGCCCACCATAACATTAGCTATAGCTAACGGAGAATCAGGCTCTAGCAAAACATATGGCATAACAGCAGAAGCTATTGGTGATATGAGTAGTGGTAAAGTTATTGTAGAAGGAGCATTGACTGGTTTAAATACCGATCAATTTAATCCTACCTCTCCAACAGGTAATGTTAATGGTACAGTTGTTTATTTGAGCCCAACAGTTGCTGGAGGCATAACAACAACCAAACCATCTGCTCCTAATCATTTAGTAGCAGTAGGAACTATTGTGCGTACACATCAAAATGAAGGAGTAATAGAAGTTAGAATTCAAAATGGATTTGAACTTCAAGAACTACATAATGTAAAAATTAATGGGGTAGCGCATCAAGATATATTGGTATATAATAGTGGAAATTCTTTATGGGAAAATAATAGTAATGCTGTCTTTAGTAATGTATCTGGTATTACTGGATCTATTACTATTAATAATATTGTAGCCATTAGTCAAGCTAATTATGATGGTCTTGGTAGTTATGATCCAAATACCATATATTATATAGTGTAGTATGAGTATAATTTTAGGAAATGATACTATTAATAAAGTATATATTGGAGCTAATCCTGTATTAAAAATATATAAAGGATCATTATTAGTAGTAGATTTTGATGATAATAGTAGCGGTTCGTCAGAAAGCAGCAGTCTAAGTAGTGATAGTAGCGGTTCTAGCGAAAGTAGCGGTTCGTCAGAAAGCAGCAGTCTAAGTAGTGATAGTAGCGGTTC